GGGCGGGGGCCACCGCCTGCTCGTCCATGATCAGGCCGGCTTCTTCGGCGCCTTTGGCCATGTCGCGCAGCTGCTCGGGCGTGGCCTCCAGGAACTTCTGCATCTCCAGCCCGGCGCGCCCGAACTTCTTGAGCGCGAACTGCGCCTTCTCCACCGGGTCGGTGAAAGCGCGGTATTGCTCGCCCAAGTTGATGAGCGTTTCCAGGTTGGGCTGCATGCCCTGCTGGTTCAGGGTCTTGGAAGCCGTGCGCAGTGTTGCGTAGGAGATCTTCAGGTCGTCGGCCGCCTGGATCATGGTCGACGCCTCGCGCGCGCTCAGGCTGTTCTCGCGCGCCAGGTCGCGCGTCTGCTGCGCCAGCTGGAGCGTGGGCGTGATGACCGCCTCGTAGCCCTGCTTGAGATAGCCCAGGGCCTGCTGCGCCAGGCCGAGGGCGCTCTTGAGCTCGGTGAACGAGAAGCCGGCCTGCTTGGTCTTGCGCCCGGTCTCCTCGGCCGCCTGGCCGGTCCCCTTGAGTTCGCCGGCGACCTTGTCGAAGCCCCGGGCAATGGCCTCGACGATCAGGTCGACTTCAACGCGCTCAGCCACGGCGCTCTCCCTCCAGCCAGTGGATGAGATCGCGCTGCAGCCGGGCCAGTTGGCTCCAATCGGACTGTGGCTGGCGCATATACGCCTTGGTCTGCTCCAGGAAGTTCAGCACGTCGATCTGCACGAGAATGCTCAGGGGCTGGTCCAGCCAGCCGCCGGCCCGCGGCCAGGTCCCGTGGCGGCGGTATTCGAGCCAGATGAGGAAGATGGGATCGGAGAGCTGGATGAAGGCTTCCCGCTCTCCAAAGTTCCATCCGTGGTCGCCGGCCTCGTCGGAGTCGCTGTCGCCGTCCAGCCAGCGCGCGACGGCGATCAGGGTGCTTTTGGGACCGCGAACGCCCCCAGGAAGTCAAGCCAGACGACCGCCTCCATCCAGCGCAGCAGGGAGATCGGCACCAGCTCGAAGTTCCACTGGGCCGGGTCCGCCCCCTCCAGGCCCGGGATCCCGCCCCAGCCGTCGGCGATGGCCAGCGAGATGGCGGCCACCGTGATGGTCTCGTCCTGGTAATGCGCCGCGGCCGCCACGGCCTGGTTGCGCCGCAGCAAATGCTCGCCGCGCCACTCGTCCGGCAGTTCCACCCAGGCGCCGGCATGTTCGGCGCCCGGGTATTCCAGCCGCCGGCTCACGCCACCGTGCCCCAGGCGGGCGCGCTCTGCCCGGCCTGCGGTTTCCACTTGGCCTGCAGCACCGGCTTGTTGCCGTCCAGCACCACGTCGCACTGCAGCAGCACGTACTCGCCTTCCCATTCCGGATCGTTCGTGGCGGGCGCAGCCCCGGAACTGCCCCACTGCAGGGTCAGCGTGCCCACCCCGCCATCGCTGCCGGTCAGGACGGTGAACGCGCCGGTGGTGCCCATGTCGTTCAGGTGGAAGCGGGCGGCGATCTCGCTGTCGGCGTGGCCGGCCAGGAAATTGCGCACGGCATTGCTGACGCCGGTGAGATCCACCTCGTCATAGACCAGCCCGCCGCCGGAAACGCTCCCCGGCACCAGGTCGCCGCTCAGATCGCGGGCGGTGCCCGAGCCGGTGCCCAGGTCATCCCACCACAAACGGAACGCACGTTCGACTTTGTTTTTGCCTGCCATTGCCGTTCTCCTTTAGTTGCGCGCCAGGACGCACACCGGCGTCACCGTGCCGCTGGTGCGTGTGGCCACAAACCGGGTGTATTGATTGACCGTGCCGCTGGCCGCCTGCGCCTCGCTGGTAATGGCGCTGCCGTTGATCGTGAAGGTCAGCAGCGTGGCCCAGGCGATGCCGTTGACGCTGTGCTCGACGGTGAAGGCCCAGGTGCCGCCGCTGGAGGCCAGGACGTGCAGGTTGGCGTGCGCGCCCTTGGTCGTGGCCGCGCCGTTGTCGATGCTCGCGCCGTTGGTGGTGGCGGCCAGCGACGTGGCCGGGTGCAGCACCAGGCCCAGCGGATCCTCGGCCGAGGCGTCGAACTGCGACGCGTCCGGAAAGAAATCGGCCGTCAGCACCGCCGCCAGCGCGTCAAAGCCGCGCGGGTCGCTGAGCTGAATGGAGCGCAGCAGGTAGGCGGCGTCGCCCGCCGCCGGCTCGGCCCCGCCGCCAAACAGCACGCTCAGCCGGTCGGAATGATTGGCGCTCTTCAGAATGGCATGCGCGCCGCTGCTGGCCGTGTCGTTCAGCAGCGCCTGCAGTCCCTGCGCCCCCGTGCGCCGGGCCGAGCCGGGCAGCCCGTTGCGCACGGCGTTGCTGATGCCGGTCAGATCGGCTTCGTCCCAGTTGTTGAGCAGGGTGTTGAAGGTGCGCGCGTCGCCGGAAATGTCGTAGCCCCCCACGAGCACCCGCGTCCAGCGCAGACTCTTGTTCTTGCCCGTCACGGCTAATACTCCTCGACCTGCATCAGCAGGCTTTGCATCAGGTAGATCGGCATGGCCTCGGCCAGCTGATCCTGCGGCACGTAGGGCCCGTAGTACGGCGTGATCGGCCCCTCCGAACGGAGGCGGTCCATCGTCGTCGCCGCCAGGCCGCCGGCGCTGCGCGCGCTGCCCACGGCGTTGAACTTGTCGATGATCGCCTGCCGCCGCGTGCGCAGGTTGTTGAGCGTGGTGGCCCAGTCGCTGAACGCCTCGACCAGGGTGATCACTTCCTGCCAGGTCGTCTCGGCCGTCTTGACGTCCTGCTTGCTGTCGAACTCGTCCGCGTTCGAGATGATGACGTAGGGCGCGTTTTCGTTCGGCTGGTCCAGCACGCTCCAGTCGTTGATCACCACGTCCGCGTCGGCGAATTCGGTCATCGACTGCAGGATGGCCTGGATGCCGGTCTGGATGCCCGCTTCGCCGCTCATGCCGTGCCCGTCCCGGTCCCGCTGGCCAGCGTCCGGCTGTAGCGCAGCGCCAGGCGCCGCAGCGCCGCCCGCGCGCCCGGCAGCCAGCGCCGGTAGGCCCGCCCGGTGAAGCGGTTGGGCCGCGTACCCGGATGATTCACCTTCCGCACCGGGTGCCGCGCGCCTTCCCACCACAGCGCCTGTTTATGGCGCGGCAGGATGACGTGCCGGCGCGTCCCCTTCACGATCCACGTCCCCAGCGGTTGGGCCATCACGCCCCGGAAGCCGAGCGTCTCGCCGTCACTGAAGGTCCGGTAGCTGATGGCCTCGGCAAACCGGCCCGTGCGCTTGGGCGCTTCTTCCTGCGCCAGCTCCACCCAGGCCCGCCCCAGGCGGCGCATCTCGTCGCGCCGCCCCTGGTGCAGGAACTTCTCCGCTGTGGCAAAGCGGCCCTGCACATCGCGCAGGCTCGGTCGCAGCTCAAAGGAAAATCCGGAGGGCATCAGCTGCCCCAGTCGTCGAACTCGTTGCCGAAGGCGTCCCGCTGGAAAATGGGGAAGGTGTCGTCCCCGCCCTCGTCCGTGTCGCGGTAGGCGATGCCGCTCGAAACGCTCGTGCTGCGCGTGGCCCCCAGCCGTTCCAGGCCCACCTTGTGGACCTCGATAAACTCGTGCGCGTCCTCCACCAGCACGGCGAAGCGCCCGCGGCCGCCCACCTGTTTGGCAGTCGGGCCGAAACGGCCGCTGCCGTTGATGCCCTCGACGATCGCCGCCACTTCCTGCTGCACAAACTGCGTCAGCAGCAGCACGCCGCTGGCCTGGCTGACCGGGATCGAGAAGCCGGCCTCGGCCAGCATGGCGTTCACCAGAGCGCTGATCTGGTCGATCTGCGCCTCGACCTGGGTGATGGTCGGCCGGGTCGAAGACGTGAAGTTGACGCTATCGCCGGTGCCGCTGGCGCGCAGCGGCACCAGAGCCGCCACGCCCGCCGCCGTTCCGTAGGAATTCGCGCTGACGGTCATTCAGTCGTCCAGCAGCAGCCACACCTGGATGCTGTCGCCGGCGTTGGCCTGGTCGATCTTCACGTTGACCAGGTCGTGGACCGGCATCGCTTCGTAGGCCCCGGCAATGTCGGCGCCGGTCGTGTTCACCTGGGTCAGCGCGCGCGGATAGAACCATTTGTCGGTGGCGGCGTTGGCCACCGCCAGCAGGGTCTGGGCCGGCGCGTACGGCGTCGCGCCCTTGGTGGTGATGGCGATGTCGGTCGTCGCGCCCGGCGGCGAATCGTTGTATTTGACGTACAGCGCCACCAGGGTGCCGCTGATGACGCTGGTGCTGTCGGCGTTGGCCGTGGCCACGCCGGCATTGCCCACGGCGGCGCCGGAGCTGAGCGGCCCGACCAGGTTCATTCGCTCTTCTCCTCGTCCCGGGCCTTGCCCTTGCCCTTCCCCCGCGGTGCCAGCTCAGCCATGTCCGTGGACATGCCGGGCGCCGGGGCCGCCAGGGGTTCAGCCACCAGATCCAGGTAGGGGTTGCGCTCGGCCTCGCCCTCGAAGCCGGCCGGCACGCGCCGCGGTTCGTACTTCACAAACTCGCAGCCGCTGCAGGCGGTGATGATCCCCAGGCGGCTGTCAGCTTTCACTTGTGCCCACATAGTCGTTTTCCTTTCGCAACTTGGCCGCCGGGTTGCCGATCAGCCCGAACGACGCGATGTCGGCCTTCAGGCGCGGCCGGCGGTAGCGGGCCATGATCTTCCCCAGGCGCAGTCCCGTCTCCGCGTCGAAGCCCAGTTCCACCATGTGCCGCCAGACGTACCCCAGCACGTCGGCGCCGTCGATCTGCCGGACCCCGGCGAAGTTCAGGCCTTCGCCCGTCACGATCGCCGCCGCCCCGGCCGCGAGCAGCGCCTGGATCATCGGCGACTGGGCCCCGCCCCAGCAGTTGGCCACGAACACCAGGGCGCCGGGCAGCCTGGCCTGGGCCAGCTGGTCGGCGCTGCAGGCGGTGATTCCGCCGTCGCCGTACCAGTACGGCTGTCCGTCCAGTCCGTGCAGCTTGAACGTCACCAGGTCCTGACCGTCCAGCAGGCGCGGGTCGAAGGTTGCTAAAGTAATCGGCGGCGATGTAAGCGGCCGGACGCCCGCCAGCACCGCCGCCGACCGCGCAAAGCTCTCGGCTGACAGGCAGAAGCGCTTCACCTAGTTGTTGGACCGGGCGAGCTCCAGCCAGTTCGTCCCATCGAAAATGAACTCGATCAGGTCGTTGGCGCCCATCACAAAGTCGCCCGCCTGCACCTGTGTGCCGGTATCGGTCAGTTGGATGTTCTGGGAACCGGCATTCCAGATGTACAGCACCGTGCCGGTCTGCACTCCGGTCGCGGTAATCGTCGGCGACACCGGCCCGGCAGAACTGATGGGCAGGAAGGTCTGGCTCGGCGTGATGACCGTGGTCACCGTCAGCGTGGCCGGCAGATCCACGATCAGCAGATCATTGACCCGCAGATTGCCGTTCGAGATCGTCACACCGCTCGCCAGCGTCAGCCCGCCACTCGCGTCGAAATCAGTACCAGAGTTGCCGACGTTGCTGATCACGTTCGCGCCCAGATCGAGCGTGCCGGTGCCGTTGAACGTCATCGTTCCGGAGACCGTCGATGTGCTGTTCAGGTCGAGCGGCCCGGCCAGCGTCAGTCCGCCATTCGTGTCAAAGTCGGTTCCGGCGTTGCCGATGTTCTCGACGATGTTGGTGCTCAGGTCCAGGTCACCGGTCCCGTCGAAGGTCATCGTGCCGGAGATGGTCGAGGTGCTGTTTACATCCAAAGCGCCAGTAGCCGTGAAAGCCCCCGAAGACGAGAGAGTGCCGGTTACGGCCAGCCCGGTGGATGCCACGTCCAGGATCTTCGTCCCGCCGATGGCCAGGCCGACGTTGTTCGCCCCGACGCGGTACAGGCCGGTGTCGGTGTCGCTGGTGAACGACAGCGACGGGATGCTGGCCGTGCCGTTGCCCACCTGCAGGATGGTCAGATTCGAAGCGCCGGCGGTCACCCCGCCCAGGGTCAGCGGCGCCAGCTCGCCGTGCATCAGCCCGCCGTAGAGCGTGGCCAGCACCAGCGCCACGCAGGCGATGAGGCTGACGACGTTGGACAGCGGCGCGTTCAGGAATTTCTTCATGGGTATGCTCCCGTCAGAGAGCCGTCCAGGGCAGGCGCCGTCAGGCCGCCTGCCCTGCGCTCAGGAGGAGAAAAGACTAGCTGTTGCCCTGCACGCACAGGCGCCAGTCGCCGTAGGCGGCCGCATAGCGCGCCAGCCATTTGTAGTAGCGGATACCCGCGCCCTGGGAGTGATCGTCCCAGAAGACCAGCTGCGGCGCTTCGCGCACCTGCAGCATGATCGGCTTCTGCGGCATGGTTGGGTCGACCAGGAACCAGGCCGTGGTGTCCAGCCAGCCGCCCGGCGCGGCCAGGCGCAGGATCTGCCCGGCGTAGGGATTGCGCGCGCGATTGGTCGTGCCGTAGTCCTCCACGTTGTCGGTGATCTGGGCCGCCGTGCGCTCCAGGTCAATCGCGTGGATCAGCAGCTTGTGGTTGAGCCCCATCGGCTGGCCGCGGTCGTCCCTCAACTTCGCCGCCGCCACGCGCACGGTCTCGAAGTTGTCGAGCGACAGGCCCAAGGTGTTCAGGTTGGACTGGACGGTCTGGTACTCGGCCGCCTTGTCCACGTGGCTGGCGCTGAAGAATGCCAGCGTGTCGTAGGCGGCGCCGTAGGTCGTGGTCGCCTCGCCGGCGTTCAAGGCGTTGAAGGCCAGGTAATCCTTGTGCTGCTCGAAGCGCGCGCCGGCGCTGCGGGCCCACTCTTCCAGCCCGCCCACGCGGTTGTCGTTGATGGCGTTGTGGTAGATCCCGATCGGCACGGTCCAGTCCTGGTTGTAGACCACCAGGCCCTTCTCGTTGCCGCCCAGGACGGTGATCGGGCCGCCTTCGTGCAGCCCGCCCACGCTCGGCTGGCCGGTGCGGCCGTCGGTGCCGCCGCCGCCCTGCCCGCCGGTCTGCGCCGGCCAGGGTACTGCGCCCAGGTCGCCGTAGATCTCGAAGGCGCCGTCGCTGGACGGTTCGCTCGTGAAGGCGGACCGCTGCGGGACGTATTGCTGCTTGCCTGCCAGGAAGCCCACGCGCATGCCGCGCTCGAGGTGGGCCAGGACATCAGATCGCGTAATCATGTCTCAGGTTCTCCTTTGCTCGCTCAGCGCCGTTAGGCCGCCGAGGTCGGGCGCATGAAGGCGCGCTCGATGTTCACCCACACGTAGGTGGCATCCACGTCCTCGATGTAACCCACGAAGAAGTTGTTGGTGCTGGTGGGCGTGATGGTCTGGTCGTCGCTGGCGTAGGCCGCCGCGCCGATGTCGGTGATGGCGCAGCCGCCCACCGGGAAGCCCCACACGCCGTTGCGATAGACGGTCACCTTCTTGGAGCCGTCCGCCGTGTCGGCGCTGCCCACGGCCACCTGCTCGGCCGCCACACCGCCCGAGATGTCGCCGGAAGCGGCGTTGGTGGACGAGGTCAGCGGCGCCGCGCGGAAGTAGCCGTCCGTGTCTGAGACGTCGCAGATGACCAGCGAGCCTTTGTACACGGTGTGCGCGGCCGAGCCGCCAGCGAAGTTGGTGTAGCCCGCCAGCTTGAGCTCGGCGGTTGTCAGGCCGCCCGCCGGAATGCGGACCGGGCGCTGGCGGTCAGAAGTCAAAACGGCCATGATGTCTCTCCTTCTCTTTCAACAATGCCCTGGGTTGCCCAGCGCCTATTTCTTTTCCTGCCACTTGGACAGGTCGTATTGCTTCAGATCGCCCAACGCCAGGATCGGGCTGGTCAGGTCCGCCAGCTTGAAGACGCCGGCGTCGAGCTTCTCGGCCACCTCCACCGGCAGCTCGATCGTGCCGTCCAGGTGCTTGCCGTGGCCCAGCTCGGTGAACTCCACCAGGCCGTCCTTCACCACTCCCTCCAGCAGGCCGCTGAAGTAGGTGTAGGCCTCGGCGTCCAGGGCCAGCAGCCGCTTCTGCAGCTCGTCGGCCTTGACGCCCTTGATGCCGCGCGGAGCCTCGGCGCTGCCGCCGGCCACGCGGGTGCACAGCTCAGCCACGGCCGACTCGCGCCGGGCCCGCTCGAGCTGCAGTTGGAATTCCTTCTGGGCCTCAACCCGCGCCTGGGTCAGCAGGGCCTCAGCCAGCGGCTTGAGTTCCGCCGGCGGCTCGCCGTTGCCGGCCGGAACGAGCTGGGTCGCCACCTGCTTGGCCAGCTCGGCGCGGTCAGCGGCGCTCAAATCGCTCAGTTTGATGGTCATGATCGTTTCTCCTGCGGGGGAATTGGCGGCTGCCGGGGCCGCGCCGATAAACTTGTACAGGACACTGCGGACGGCTTTGGGCAGATACTGCATGGCTTCGACGTAGGCCGGCTTGACTTCGACCCAGGCCGACCGGTCGGCGAACTTCACGTCCTCGCCCGCCTGGCTGTAGTCCACCCGGAACATGCGCTCGCCAGCGCAGACAATCACGTAGTCGGCGAACACTTCCTTGATCCACGGCTGCTCCAGCGGCTCGCCCATCGAGTCGTAGAATGCCTGGCGCACTTTCATGGTTTGCGCGTCCAGGCTTTCGTCCTGCAGCTCGTAGAGCGCCTGCGCCAGTTCGATCGGGCGCAGCAGCACCTTGCCCTGTGCATCGCGCGTGGCCGGCCAGTTGGTCAGCGTGCCGCCCAGGATGACCTTGTTCAGGGTGTCCACGGTGGCCGAGAAGAAGCGGCGGATACCCTTGCCGATCAGCTCCCGCCCGACTTCGGTCCACTTGGGGACCAGCCGCAGCAGGTTGCCGGCGCGCTGCACCCCCACGATCCAGCCGGCGCCGTCGCCCTTGTCGTGGTCCCGCGCGTCGATCGGCAGGCCCACCAGTTCGCCGCTCTCGGCCTTGGTCGCCGCAATCGCCGCCTGGGTGTTGGCCAGGTAGGTGTCCAGCTCTTCCGGGGTGAACGTCACATCGCGCCCGTGCATGTCGCGGAAGGTGCCCGTGGCCAGCCCGTCGAAAGCGCGGCCGGCGGCCAGGGCGTCAGCGGTGAGTTCGGTGAAGAAGATCTGAACGGGTTTTGGCATAAACAAAAAAGCCGGGCCAGACTCTCGGATGAGAGTCGGCCCGGCCAGCTTTCGCAAGACGCGGTAGATATGCGGTTCTTACTTCGCCGTCACTCTAGCACAGAGTTTCCACGCCTGTCAAGGGCCCTCCGCTTTTCTTTCCAGCGTGGCCGCGCGCACCGTGGAGACCTGCTTGATCTCCACCTGCAGCGGAACGCTCGGGTAAGGCGAGACGATCAGGTTGACGGCATAAGAGCCCGGCGCGTGACAGTCGCGGGCGATCATCCGCGCCAGGCTGATGATATGCGGCGACAGGTCGGCCGGCGCCGCCGGAGCGGCGGGCAGGCTCAGGGCTGCCATCGCACGCCGTCGTCGTCGACCAGAAAGTGTTCGCAGCGGTAGCCGTGGCACTGGTAGTTGGGGTTCCCCGGCTGGCCGGGAATCAGCCCGTGGCTCGCCCACCAGCTCGCCCGGTGGCGCTGCCCCTTCAGACGTTGGCAGTCGCGGCATGATTCCTCTCCGTCGTCACCGGTCAGGGTCAGCATCTTCCGGCCCTCCCCGCGCAGCCGGCCCTCGGCAAAGAGTCCGTCCAGCGTCCCGGCATATCCGTCGGCGCGCCGCTCGGCCTCGGCCACCAGTTCCCGCGGCGGCAGCTGCTCATCCTTGACCGTCTTCAGCGCCTGGAACAGCAGGTCGATATAGCCGAGTTCACTGTTGATCTTGGCCGTCAGCCAGGCGTCGTCGTCCGCATCGACGTCCTCGCTGCCGGCGCGGTAGCCGGCGTAAAAAGCGTCCGGGAAGCGGTCGACGACGGCGCGTTTGATCTCGTTCCTGAAGGCGGTGCTGCTGGCGCCGCTGATCAGATACTCGAGCACCGCGCCGTATACGGTCTCGCGATAGTCGGCGCGGATGGCGGTGTAATCGCCCTGCAGCTCGATCGGCCCGGCCATCGCCCGCCGCAGCCTGCTCTTGGCGATGGCCAGCAATATCTCCAGCTGGTCCAGCGCCTCCTCGAATTGCATCGCTGCCGCCCTGGCCGGCGGTTCGATCATCATCATCGACGCGCCCTCTTCAGCTCCGCCGTTGCCTTGTCGATGGAATCGGCCAGCCGCCCCATCTCGCCCAGCTTGTCCTGCGCAGCGCCCTGGTCAGCCTTCACCGACTGGCCCGAAGCGCGCGCCGGCGGCCGGCCGGCGGCCGCGGTCGGCAGCGTCTCGGGCAGAATGCCGCTGCGCTTGCGGATCGCCAGATAGTCCTCATCGCCCAGCGGCATCGACACCGCGATGACCGCCTGCAGGAACGTCCCCAGGTCGCCCAGATCCATGAACTTCTCCACCGGCGTGGCCACCAGCCGCGGCCGCTGGGTCATCCCCGGGAAGGCCTCGCGGTTCCACTCGAACAGCCGCCGCCCGAACTGGCTGTCCAGTTGGCGCACGAAGCCGCGCATCATGGCATTGAAGGACACGATCCACATCGCCGTGCTGTCCTGCATGGCCGCAAATGAGCCGGTGTCTGAGATCGTCGAGAGTCCGACCCACTGCATGTTGTACAGCGCCAGCTTGAGCAGGCCGTAGTAGCGCACCGCCTCCAGAATGCTCGCGGCGGCGCTGAAGGGCACGTCCTTGAGCTCCCCGGTCAGCCCGGCCGGCCAGGCGGCATAGTTGCCCTCCTGGGCGGTCATAATCGCGCGCGCGGCCGCCTTGATGTTTGTCTTGTCGTCAGCGGTCAGCTTGTCCTTGTCCGACTTGATGTCCAGATACCCGGCTGCGTGCTCGTAGCCGATACCCTGCACCACTTCCAGGCCGTACTTGATCCGTTCCAGACGCCAGACCGCCTCGAGCGGAGTCAGGCCCTCCGGATTGGACGAATCGCCAAAGGTGATATGGACGCTGCGGTCAAGGGGAATGGTCTCAAAGGGGTTGGGGGTATCGAGCTGCTTCATGCCGCGCACGCGGCCGGTGGCGTCGTCGATGTCCCAGTTGTAGAACGACGAATGATCGCGCCAGGCCAGTCGGCGGATCCCAATCAGGCCATCGTCGGCGCTCGAGCGCCACGGATCTTCCTGGTCGGGCGGGCGCCAGCCCTTGCGCCGCAGGCCGGGCACCACGTTCCACCAGCCCCAGCCCATGAACGGCACCTGGCTGACCAGCGTGTCGACAAAGTTCTCGGGCCCGCCTTCAATCTCCGCCAGCACCCCCTGGCCGAACTCCTGCGCCCGCTTGTCGTCATCGCTGGGCTTCTCAGCGTCGAGCTGGAATTCCAGCCGGATGCCGGCGGCGATGGCCGAGAACACCTGGCGCACCACGGAGATCTCTGGGTCGCTGCGGCGCAGGCGGTTGTACAGGGGATAGACCGTGGGCCAGTAGAGCTCGGCGTTATAGGCGGACTGGATATATCCGCTCAGGACGCCCATTCCCAACGTGCCTATCTCCTCGAACTCGCCCGCCCGGGCCGGCGCCGGCGATTGCTTCTGGCCGTTGCTGCCGGCCGAGGCCGCTGTTCCTGTTGCTTTGGAGCCGCCCGTGGCGGCAATTTTCATGCCCATCGGCTTTTGAACTCCTCGACGTGCCCGAGATCCTGCACGTTGCTCCAGTCACCGCTCGGGCCCGTATCCCAGAAGGCCTGCACCACGGCGTCGCCGTCATCCGTCGAACGCCCCAGGCGCGGCTTCAACTCATCCTTGCTCTCGACCTGAATCTTGCCGCCGCTCATCACCCGCCAGTGCGGCGCCGTCAGGTCGCCCGTCAACAAATCGTCCGGCGGCAGGCCCACGCCCAGCTCATTCTCCGGGTCCAGCATCTCGCGCAGATTCCACCAGGCCGCGCTGCGCACATTCGCAAAGCCCAGCTCCCCCGAGCGATCCAGCTTGTCCGTGCGCCCGCCGGCCACGAACGCCACCACCGGGTAATCCTGCTCACGCAGCTGGTCGACCACGCCCGCGCCATACCCGATCACGTCCACCACCGCATATCCGCCGTGCGCCTTCAGGATGCCCGCCACCCGTCCGGTCGTGGCCGTCGTCACTTCCTTCGACGACCGGCGCAGCTCGGCGATGATATTGTCGAAACGCGGCGCCAGGACCGTCTTGTCCTGGCCGGTGTAGGCCACATCCACCCCCACGCACTTGAACATGCCGCGCTTGCCGCCGCGCACCCAGTCCTGCCAGCGCTCGTTGGCCGTCTCCACCCATGAGAGCGGGATGACGCCGTCCTCATCGCTGGCCGCGAATTCACCCAGCACCCGGTTCTGGTACACCGGGCTGTCTTCGCCCCATTGCTTCTTGCGCTGGGCGGCCCAATCCCGGCTGATGCGGCCTGCCCGGATGGCGTCCTCGAGCGTGACGTGAATGACGTGCCAGTCCTCGTATCCGGGCTTGCGGCTCTGGATGTCGTAGAACCGGCCCTGCGGCTCGCCCGGCGTCGAGATCGACAGCGCCAGCGCCTCGCCCGGCGCATTCCCGCCGGCGTTGCTGAAAGCGCCCTCCACCACGTCGAACGTATCCGCCGGGATGGTCTTCGACTCGTCCAGCAGATAAAGCAGGTGGTCCGCGTGCGCCCCTTCCATGAGTTCCGCCTTGTCGCTCGCCAGCGCAAAGGCCTCGCCGGTGGCCAGTTTCAGGCTGAGCATCATCAGCTCGCTGCGCTCATCGAAGGGCGCGCGGCCGATCTTGTCCCAGCGCAGCTTGCGCGCCCACTTGCGGATCTCCGGCCACAGGAACTTATCCAGCTGCCGCCAGACGCTGGCCGTGGTGGGCAGCTTCCAGTCACCGCCGTCGCGGGTCAGCGCGAACCACAGCACGCTCCAGGACGCTAGGGCGCTTTTTCCCAGGCCGTGCGGTCCGCGCAGGCTCAGGCGCAAATAGGCCGCCAGCGCCGCCAGCGCTTTATCCTGATAATCCGCCGGCCCTTTGCCCTTGGGCCAGATCAGGCAGTCATGCACGAAGGCGACTGGATCGCCGCGGTATGTCGTTTGAAAGGTGCGATAGGCGCCCGAGTGATGGACCGGCGCGCCCGAGCGCCGTCGGCGCTCGCGTTCCAGCCTAATGCGCAGCAGTAAGTTTTCGCTCGAGCTGGGCGAGTTCATCATCCGTCATATCGCGCAACTGATCCGGCGTCACATTGAAATTGATCACCCGGCCAGTCTCACGGTATTTCGCCGGCCGTTCGCCCTTGAGCAGGAAGATGAGCAGCGTGTCCGAATACTCCTGCACGTGCCCGACCAGCTTTCCATTCTGGAACACGGGCCGCTCCACGCCCTCCACTGCCCGCCGGCGAGCCTCCGACTCGAGCACGTCCGCCGATGTCTCACGCGCTTCTTCCCAGGCTGCGGCAAAGGTCGGATTGTCTTTCGCCTCGGCATAGGGTGTTGAGCGATGGATGCCGACCAGTTGCGCCGACAGGCTGACATTGCCGATGGCAGCAAACTGCGCCAGAAACCGTTTGACCCAGCGCGGCTCCTTTTTAGGTGTCGATTGTGTCGATTCTGTCGGCCTGGCAGGCTTGCGCGGCCGGGGCGGCTTGGGCTTGGGCATGCCCTAATCCTTCGCCGGCGCGCGGTCGCGGTCCAGTACCCACTGTGCGCACATGGGCAGCACGATATCTTCGAGCGTCTTGCCGTCGGCCGTCCGGCCGTCCAGTTCATCCAGCGCCGCCAGCAGGTCACTCGACACCTGCAAAATGAATTCGCAGGGCTGCCCCTGGCACACAAAATGGGCGCGGTAGACCGCGATGTGCGGATCGCCGTGCGCCGCCTTGAGCAGCGGATGCTTGTCGCGGCTGGTGGGCTTGAGCTTTTCCAGACGCAGATTGCTGATCAGATTCATGTCAGGCCACGTCCGGCCCACGCCGCCAGCCGCACAGCCGCGCCCAGAAGGGTGGCCGGGTCAGCAGCGCCTCCTGCCGGCGCTGCTCATGCTCGATCAGCCAGGCAGCCATCCAGATCAGCTCCTGCCGGCGGCGCAGCTCGGCCCGCCAGGCCACGTGCGCCCGCCACAGCCGTTCGTAGCGCGCTTTGACCCGCTCGCTGCGCGCCTGGGCCTCCTGGGCCCGGGCGAACACGTGCGTGCTGTGGCGTCCGTGCACCAGGGCCGCGTAACCATGCGAGCCGTCCCGGAATTCAATCCGCTGGTAGAGTTTCCTGCCCATCGTCATGTCCACGGTCATAGCCGGCTGGCGGCTTCCACGTCCGCGAGCGAACGCGCCACCACGTAGCGCACGTGCAGCCCGAGGTGGTCCCGCAGTTCATCGCGGAAGGCCGTCTGGCCCTTGCGCAGCCGGCCGGTCTCAGACTTGCACTCCACCAGCAGGCAGTGGTCGTGCCGGAAGGCCACCACGTCAGGCCAGTCACGCAGCTGAGATGGCTGGCGGCGGTTGCTGGAGAACACCTTCGCCTTCCAGCCGGTCGCGCGCAGATACTCCACGATCTCGCGCTGCGTCTGACGCTCGCTCAAGCCTGTTTCGGGAAGCGGGCGTCCAGGAAGTTGTACACGCCGCTGGTCGTCAGGCCCACCATCAGCCCGAAGACCACCAGCACGAACCAGGCGGCGAAGGTCGCCGGCAGGCCCACAAAGGCCAGCACGTACAGGGCTCCGAACAACAGGCCCAGCGCCATGCTGATCCCGAGCAGCCATTTCCCGGCCGCGCCCATCTTCTTGGCGAATTCCACCAGCCCAAACACCACGGGCAGCAGCGGTCCGATGCCCGCCAGCAGCAAGCCGATCTGATTGATGTCGTCCATCGTCTGTCTCCTTGTCTGCAAATAAAAAACGCCCGCTGAATTTTCAGCGGGCGCTCATCGCGGTGGCTGGGAGTGGGTGGCGGGGCCGGCCCTGATTGGGTCGCAGGATCCGGCGCGGCCTGGTCGGCGGCGGCTAAGTCGGCAGTGGCCGGCGCAGCGTGGGCTGCGGCTTCGGACGGTCCTCGGTGCCGTAGCACTCCTCGATGGCCTTCGCAATCAGGAGCAGGCCCCGGCGCACGGCCAGCCACAATCGGCGTTGCACTTCCCAGTGATCCATGCGCCCCCAAGCGTAGCACAAGCGGTCTGCCGGCGCAACCCGAACAAAAACACGGCCCCGTGCGCCGGAGGCCGTGCTACAATCTCACCGCTCCCCGTTCTGGGCGCCCCCCTCGCCCGGACCGGGGAGTGTTTGCTTCTAGCATGGGCAGGACTAAATCCTATTGAGCGGTGGCATCTTTCCCGCCAGCTGCCGCTGCCGGATCCACTGGCGCTTCCTTGGCCACCCGGGCCCGCCGGCGGCGCCGAATGCGCACTGGTCCAATTTTCTCCCGCGCTTCATTGGAAAACATTGCATGAATTGCCCCTGCCAGGTCTTCCACGTCGATCAAGATGCCGTCCTGCCGCCGGATATTGCGCCGGATGAACCCGAGCGTGTCCTCGGCGAATAGCGCGCGTCCGATCGACTCCGGGCTGAGCGCTGTATGTTGTTCCCAGAACGACTCTAATGCCTTGCCCCGTACCGATTGGCGATGCAGCAACGTGAAGCACTCAACGACCCGATCCATCGGGTCGGTCGCTAAGTCAACCTCGAAGACCTCCTCATACTCGATGCCCTCGTCAAACGTCAGATGATATAGATGCCAATGCACGCCGTTCGTCAGGATTACCCAGGGAATGTTGCCTTCGGCAGCATAGCGCTCAGCCTGATCAATGTGCCGCTCGCGCAGCGTTACGCCGGCCGCCTTCGCTTCCACAAGAAACCTGATCGTATCATCCGCCTTGATGGTAATGTCGACATACTTGTCCTTGACCTGCATCTCACGAGTGACCTCGGTCATGGGGTTGTAGCCCAGCACATCCTCGAATACCTTTGTCAGACGCTGGACCGTGTCCGCCTCGTTCAAGCTGTCCTCTTGGGCTTTGAGAAGATAGGGGAGCAATTTCTTTAGCGGCTTCTGAATTTCGATGGGCATGGTGCCCCTCCCTCTGTCCCACGGCAGGAATCAAAAAGCGCGGCTAGGCCAGTGCCCGCCGCGCGCTCCGCACTATCTCAGCGCTGTCGTCCAACCACTTCACCGAAGCCGGCACGGCGCCGCCGAACAATCCCAGCGTCATGCCGATGACCGTCCGCTGTGGCAGCGTCGCCGGGTCCAGATTAAAGAGCGCCGGCGTCAGCGCCATCGCGGCCGTGAACCCCGCGCCGCTCGCCACCAGAAAGCCGGCTGCCACCCCGAACTGCGCCCAGGCGCGCACCACGCGGTCCCCCATTCGACGCAGGCCTGGCGGCGGTAGCTGCTGTACCGCACGCCGCTCAGCAGTGGCCGCCACCCACATACCCCAGTGATAGAGATGGGTTCGCTGAGCAGACGTCAGCATATGCCAGATATCAGCCAGCCTTCTTAGATCGCTCACGCTTCACCCCCTCCTCGCTCACCGCCGAATACTGCTCCGCCTGCTCCATCATCTGCCGGCGCACCCGCGCCGGGATGCGCTCCCAATTGCGCGCCAGCGACCTGAATTGCGGGTCCGGACGTGCTTCCCCCAGCAGGTCGTAAAGCTCGGGATATTTGTCGCCTATCCGTAGTTTGTTCTCGCCCTCGGGAAGACTTCCCCGAAGCATGTATTTGTTCAGGGTATCACGCTTGACATCCAGGAACTTGGCCCACTGCGTGACCCCTACCTGGCGGGCTGTCTGCCGACTCCGCCACTGTATGTAGTGCTCTTCGAACCAGCGCATGACGTCAGCCGGGGTTGGCTTCATCACCAGCATTATGAGACTTTCTAAAACGGTTGTCATCCGCTATTGACAAGTCGTGCCTTTGGCCTATACTGTTCCACAGTCACATATAGGGCCACAGTCCATGACCAATTTCGCGGGCAATTCACAGAAGAAATCGGGCAAGCGGGTCTTCGTGCGCACCACGCCGGAGCTCGAGCAGGCCATCGACCGCGCCATCAAGCGCAATAGGCGCCTGGGCTTTACCCAGTCCGACATCGTGCGCCTGGCCCTGCTCGAATCGCCCTATCTCTTCCCGGAGAAGGCCACGCCCGCTGCGCCGGTCGCCGCCTGACATGGCCCCCGGCCTTCTCGCCCCGCCCGGCCAACCGGCCGGCCCCTGCATCGAGCCCTGCCAGCACCGGGATTGCGCCGCCACGCGCCAGATGGCCGAGACCGTCTGCCACTACTGCGGCAAGCCCATCGGCTACGACCGCGGCTTCTACGACCACGAGCACCAGCTCGTGCACTCCGCCTGCCTGGAAGAAATGATCGAGCGCCGATAGGGGCCCAGTGTGCTGCGCCCGTTCTCCGAAGGAGAAGCCATGATCGCCTTTCTCACCGCCGACATCGTCCCGCCGGCCGTCAAGGCCCAGTCCGAAGCCAGGCCGCTGCGCTTGTACGAAGCCAGCTTCACCATCGAAGGCCTCACACCGGACCAGATCGATCGCCTGACCGAACGCATCATCGAGCTGGTCGAGCAGAATGGCGGCTCAATGGGCGGCGGCTTCGTCGAGATCGACCGCGACGGCCAGCCGGCCGGCATCCCCTTCGGCGCGGCCCTGCGCTGCCATTGGCTGGAGATCAAGCACCGCCTCGGACTCATCCTGCACCTGATCGTGCGGGAGGTGTTCGATGTCTAAGCCCAGGCACAACCCCCTGCGGCGCAGCGATTGCTCCGGGCGCGAGGCGCTGGACTACGCCGTCCAGCACGGCTGCTGGGCGCGCCAGGGCAAGGGCGACCACGTGGTGGTGGGCAAGGGACCGGTCCAGACCGTCGTGCCCCTGCACCGCGAACTGCGCAACGGCACCCGCCACGCCATTCTCAAGGCCTTCACGCTCATGGGTATCGCCCTGCTCGCCTTGGCCTTCGTCGGCGTCACGTTCCTGATCTGAGATGGCGCCCTGCCCCATCTGTCGCGCGCCGGCCCGGCCGGTCGAAAAAGAATTCCGCCAGGCTGCCTGCGGCCACTGGCTGATGCTCTCCGGGCCGATCGTGATCGCCACGCGCGACCCGGAACGCACCCGGGAGCGCCTGCGGCAGTTCGTACAGGACATTCGGGGGCTGGCTCCCGTCAGCGCCGGGCAGGCCGTCCTGGACGCACGGGCCAGGCCCGGTCGCCGCCTCATCACAGCTTAACCGTAAGCCATGTTGAAGCGCGTGGGCGAGTCTCTAACCAAACCGAAAGTGTTTTATTCCGTCCTGATAGGAGCGCTATGCCTCTGTTTACTCTCGTCGCTGTTGCAGCTCTTTGTGCTATGGGTGCTTTTGCAGCTGGCGCCCTATGCACCGCGCTAATCGCCGGCGCCGCCTTCGCCATCTACGTGCAGTTCACCGGCCTGCGCCGTGACCTCGCCCGTCTCGAGCACGACCTGGCCCAGTACGAGCGCGCCCGCGGCCGGCTTTACCGCGAGGCCATCGAGGACCAGCGCGCCCAGGTCCTGCAGGCCGCCGCGCTCATGCAGCTCTCGGCCCGCGACCAGCTCGACGCCCTGCGCCGGCTCTCGCCCGAAATGCTGCGCTCGGTTGTGCAGGAATACCAGGAGGTGACGCCGGCGAAGAAGAACGGACGCGTCTGAAACGAAAAGCCGGCCACGATGGCCGGCTGGAGCCTGCACTGTCATGCAGGCGGGGTGGGGAGAAATCCCCGATGCCCCACCAGTCTAACACGGAGGAGAACCCGATGCAAACACCCGCTCCCACTGTTATCCGCCTTTCTAACCCGGCCGCCGCCGCCGCCCTGTGGGCCATCGACCATCCGCAGGAGACGGCGCTGCTGCGCGTCCAGGCGCGGGGCCGCACGCGCTCCGGGAAACGCCTGCATCGTTTCCTGGCGCACGACGGAACCGCCAAGACGCTCACCGTCGCCCAGTCCTTTGACGCAAGCCTGACGGGCGTCGCCGTCGTCGATATCGATATCGAGCCGGACCCGCCCGAGACACCCTTCCATGAGCGCTTCTGGTCATTGCTCATCCCATCGTCTGCGCGCGCCGCCTGCCCGCGCTGCGGCACGGTGGATCTCGAAGTCCGCCACTCGGGCCGGTTCCATTACGTCCTGCACTGCGAAACGGTGCAGCCGGTGATGACCGCGATCCAACTTCTAATGTCGCAGGAAGCCTGAGCCATGTTCCAGCAAATGACTCTCCTGCCTTCAGTGGGCTCCTGCCAGCGCTGCGGTCGGCCATTGAGTAACCCCGCCAGCATCCAGCGCGGCCTGGGCCCCATCTGCGCCGGCAGCGCATCATCCCACAACGGAGAAGACGCCATGAACGAATTCGCCGACCACGGAATCGACGCACCCGCCGACGTGTACCTGCTGCGCCGCGACGAGTCGGGCGTTGGAACCAACGTGCCGCACCTGGTCACCCATCACAGCCCGACCGGCTTCGAGTTCGGCTATGGCGGCAGCGGGCCGGCCGACCTGGCCCTCAACATTTTGGAGCACTCGCTGCACCGCCTGGGCTACACAGGAGAGCGTGAAACTTGCTGGCGTGGTGATTGTTTTACCCACGCCTTCGTCATGCATCAGGCGTTCAAATGGGAGTTCATCGCCGGCGCCCCAGCCGAAGGAGACGTGATCATCACCCACGCCGCGGTGGACGCCTGGATCAAGGCCTACTAATGCCCATCATCACCGCCTCCCGCCCCGTGCCCTTCTACCGCGCCGTCCGGCACGACAGCTACGGCTGGATCGTGCTCGAAGACGGGAAACTCTTCGCCGTCTGCCTGGAGAACCAGGCCGCCGCCTTCACCATCGCCCAGGCCATGAACCTCATCCGCGTCTGGCTGGTAGCCCTGTCCCTGCGTCCCCCGCTCTCCCAGCTGGAGCAGCGAGCCGCGGGCGACAGGCATCCGTCAGACGGCCCGCGTCACACGTCCAACTAGGAGCCTCCCATGACCACCGATCCGAAACCACCCACACACGAAGAACTGGTCATCCACCTGATGACCGCGCAGCTCAAGCAATCCGCCCGCCTGGCCGACGCGCTCGAGTCCGTGGCCCGGTCGCTCGCGCCGGAGGCCCCCAACTACCAGCGCCAGCTGGCCGACTACTCCAGTTTCGACTGGTCCAGCATCGGCGCGCGCATCGTCTCCAGCGACGATGACGGCCCATCCCACGTGGAATGGGGCGAATACACCTGGCAGCGCCGCTCGCCGCAGAACAAGTTCGGTGAGGCCATCTGGTTCTCACGGCCCCTCGGCAAGGACGCTGAGGGCAATGTCAAATACGTACGCCTGATCACCTTCCGCCAGCCGTCCGAAGTGGAGCCGATCCCGAGCAAGGTCAGCAAGGCGGCCGAGACCGGCAAGCCGACAGCCCCCACCACGCCGGCGCCAGCATCCGCCTCGCCCAATCCGGAGCCGCCCAAAGCGGCAGTCACGACGCATCGCATCGACTCGAACGGCCTCCTGGCGCAGATCAAGACCAAGGCCAAGCCGAGCGACGTGGCCGCGCTGCTGCCATCGATCAAGCCGGCCGATCACACGACGCTGTACTTCACCACGGCCAAGCATTTCGGGATCGACAAACAGTTGGCCGCAGACATCGCCACCGAGAAGCATGGCGACTGGGCCGCCGCCCTCGCCGGCCTGGATCAGCACGTCTTCTAGGCAAGCCATGCGCCGCTTCACCGCCCCGGACACCTCGCTGCGCGACTGGCTCCTGGCTGAGCTGCGATATGGCCACGTCGGCCTCGGGCGCGCCATCACCTGGGCCGACCTGGCGGCGCGGGCCCGCGGCGTCGGCTTCACGGTTCAGGCCGACGAGCGCAACCTGCGCGAGGAAGTGAACGCGCTGCAGGCCTCGGACGGCCCCGGCGCGCTCATCTGCTCCTCGAGTCGGCGGCCCTACGGCGTCTTCATCGCCGCCGACATGGCCGAGTTCAACGCGTACCACGCCGAGACCATGAGCCGCGCCACCACGTTGCTCGACAAGGCGCGCGCCCAGGCCGCCGCGGCCGAGCGCGCCTTCCGGGCCCCGGCGCGCCAGATGGTCATGGCGTTCGACGCGCCGGCCATGCCAACTCTC